ATGATGTCTTACGACACGACCCAACTGAATAAGTTACATTGATTGTTCCGTATGCCGGAGCAGCTACACTTGTTAAGTTATTTCCCAAGAATACAGGACTGCCGCCGCCTTCAGGAACGAATGTCCAAGATGATGTTGGACTACCATATGGATTAGTAACAGTCAACGAGATAACACCTCCGGCCTCACTTAATGAGATACTGAGATCTGTGCAGGCTTCCGGGTCCGGGTCAGGCTCTGGACATTCTGATTCATAAGGTGCTTCTGAAAATATCGAAGTACCGCAGCAAGGTGATGTTCCGACTGCACCGAGATTATCCATCTGAAATTGAATGGTCATAAACCAAAATGTGCCATCGGCCATTTCTATCTTGTCATCATCCGTTACCTCAACGTGACTGATCTTATTATTTAGCCAAGTAGTTTCAAAATCTATCCGCAAAAATTCATTTGCCAATATCATTTTGTAGATATCATTCCGCATCAATGTGTCCGCTGTAACGGATATACTCATTAACTGATGTCCAACCTTGTATTTTAGATTCTTTTCGCCAAATTCATTTTCATAATATTCCTCCTCAATTGCAAAATTAGGATCGTTGATATTAGCTATAAAGTAAATCGGGTCTAATGCTCCTGTACAGGTGTCCGGATCTAAGTATAATTTTACATTCTCATTCCCGCATAACTGCGCCTTTATCGATGACGTTGTCAGCGTTCCCGGTGCGAAACTATCGACCTCAGCGGTGAAGAATCTGCCAAGACTTTGCTTTATAGTTGAATTGAATCGAGGCATTATGTTGTCGGTGTTTCAGATGATAAAGAATTGCGGTCATGTATAAGCTCAATTGTCATCTCGCCAGGTGGATCATTAATAGTCAGTTTCTCAACTGCTCCCCAACCCATTTGGCTTTTCACTAATATATTCGCTCTCATGTTGGTCACATCATCACAGCAGATCGGCACAGATAAAGGTACTTGCTTCCTTCCTTTCCTTGCTGTCTTAAATGATGAAGGACTTGCGTATTCATCAATTACACCTGATAATAATGGTCTTCCCCAATGATACAGTATCTCCATCGCCTTATAAGCAAGTGATCCGTTTGCTCTTGGGTAATTCCAATTCCAATAAATATACCCATCAGCATCTACTAAAGTAAGCAATAATAATGGGTCAGATGGGTTGTTGAATGGTGTGTCTAATGCAACTGCTTGATAAGTCTCACCATAACGGCCAACACCAACTTTATCAGCGGTGCGAATATCTGAGATATAGCGAATGTCTGTATAAATTAATTGTGCAATGTGTTGCTCCTCCTTATTCTCAGGGTCAACACAACTACCGGAATAGGTAATGCTCATATCAAAAGATATTGAACTATCCATCGCCCAATTATATTTCTCGACCTTTGGAACTACATTATTATCATAACTCCATTTGTGACCGCCTCTGATATATTTCCTTAATTCATCTGATGTAAGATCTATTCGTCTATCTCGATCAAAGAAGGATATATGTTCAATTATTAGTTTATTCGTAACCGGATCAAAATCAAAACCGAGATTAAATACTACCTGAAGTGATTGAAGGAACTGTATCACATCAATTTTAGGATAATTAGCTAACGTATAGCCGACATATCTATCTGATTGACCTGCAAAATCAGTCATGTCGAACAATGTTAATGTCCCTTTATCAAGTAAATCGTGCATGAATGAATATGCTTCATTATCAGGAAAATCTCCTGTTTCATTCCATTTAAAGAACTCAGACCTATATGATAGAGTTGCTTCACAATTAGCTCGTATGAGACCGTTTATTGTTCCTCTTAATCCCCACCCACCTTCAACACCAGGCCATTGACCACGATCTCTAAGTGTAGGATAATAAGGATAATCATATATTCTCCACTTCTTCCCCATCTTTCCGTCATAAAATCTATATCCGCTGATTGGCTCATTGAAGTAGGTATATTCAGCAAGTGGCACAGGTCTTACCCATGCGCCGGATATAGCAATCCACCCATATAGATCAGGTGGTGCTGTTGTTCTCTTTAGTCTTGCCCATTTCGTTGTTATTCTAAATTTAAACGGTGGGTCGGGATCTTTTGGATCCGCATCAAAAAAAGCTGAATGCTCGATTAATGTGTAAGCCTCGCCTCCCGGTATGCAATCTGATTGAGGCGCATAATTCTCAACAAGATATTGCGCACCGTTCCCGGTTGGGTCAACTGTTTCCACCCACATATCATAATCAGTTACTTCTCTAACGCAATCCTTATACTCGATTAATTCAAGGTGTGCGGTAATGGCATCATCATAACCCTGCCACACTTGGATATTATTATCCTGGAGCATACAGGCGATTCCATCGTTGATTTCAATCTCGGCAAGTACATTGCATTTGTCGTAATCAAACTCGCACATATTCGCACGGAAAGCCCCATCATACAACTTAGTATAAGACAACCCATCACATGAATGATGTACCTCAAATTTCCTTTTAACGCATTGTGTGTTGGGATCCTCAATCTCGGCCTTTATAACGTCAAAATCTGTTATCCCTCGATTCGCGTTATTATAGAAGGTTAATTTGGTTGCTAATTTTCTGCGCTTAATTCCTAATTTAGATTCCTTTTCAAATTCCCAAGTTAATGACTGCTCAAGCGGTGTGACCTCATACATCCCTCCTGCGGTGTTAAACACCTCAAGATAAAACTTGTATCGGTCAGGTAATTTAGCGAAGGACATAGCACAAATTTACATATTATTTCAATCTATTATACAATCGTTCTGAAATTGGACTTAATCGGTGGCGGCATCTGTAGCCACCAACATTCACGAATGGGTCATAAGGTGATGATTTGCCTTGCCACGATTGACCTTTCCATTTGTTTATTTCTTTTCGTGTAAATGCTTTGCCTACATGATCTTCACAAAATGTTCTTGAGTTTTTAACTAATCCACTCGAATAAAGATAATATTGATTTAATCCTAAATTCTCGGCCATATCTTCAACAATAATACGGTCTCCCTCCATGAACACATCAGCAAGTTCGGTCAATGCGTGTGATAGCGGTCGACCTTTAGTCACTACCATATCAACCACCTTCTTTATCATGTCTTTATAAACAACTTCCTTACTCATTTCTTTTATAATGAGTTTTCTTACCTTGATGGCGGCCTGTTTATCGACAGACATTGTTTTAAAAACTCTCGCACGTCGTAACATCTTAGCATTTAATCCGGCCTTAGCAGCTTCTATACGTTGTCTTTCAATGTCGAATAATTTAAAGTAAGGTGATGATTTGTTTATTAATGTCATGTAATCAGCAACACTTTCAGAAATAATGGGCAAGTAATCGTAAGACTGCAATATCTTCGGAATGCGATTAATCAGACGCATATTACCGGCGGTGTCTTTTATTCTACCTTCGCTATCAAGTGACAGCTTTGATAAGACAAGTTTATCCATCTTCTGATATAGGTATTTAAGCACCCCGCTGAGTCTACCCTTTAGCCGCTTCTCTAACTTCTCAATGTAAACATGAGTATCAGCTAAGTATTTCTCTACATCGGCCTTGTTCATGCAAAGATATCAGTCTGCGCTTGTTCAGGTTCTTTGATATCATACTTTTCCATCATATATTCAACCGCTGCATCAATTATTTCCTGTTGCGCTGCGGTGTTTTTGATCAGATAGAAGTCCGGGTATTTGCTTTCAACATAATTCTTGACCTCATCAAAGTAGATATACAACACTCGTTTTTTGTCGGTGACAGGTAATTCAGCTAAGACATTTAGTTTCTCGGTTACTGCAAGTTCTTTCCAAGGTTTAAATTTCTCCCAAGCTCTAACCCATTGCACATTTACTTGATCACCTTGAGATTGCTTGACGAGAATCTTAGTATCAATATTCTCAACGATAGCGTAAGGAGCAGCAGCTTTCAATGCGGTTTCCCTCATCGCTATAAGTTGCGCAACGGTCTCAAGTTGGAAGTCTTTCGGAAACTCATGATTGACAATCAACCCATCATTAACGCCCATGTAAATAGCACTCTGATGAACAACATCTTTCTTTAATCTTGCAAAATTCTTACCATGCTTGTACAAAATACTGTTTACATTGTCCAGGTCGATTATCTTTTCCGTTGCCGTCACATTGCGCATAACCTCAGCACGATCAACCAGCTGAGTGTTTAAAACTGAAATTTGAATATCTTCGATTGCTCTATCAATATTGTCCTTCTGTAGATTAATCATCTCCATCGGGATCTGAACGTAATGGATCATCTCCTGTAGTGGGATATGTTCATCTTTTCCGTCTGGATATTTAATCAAGATCACGTCCTGCGGTGAATTGTGCAACATTAGACCGGTGCCTTTACAATTTCCGCACTCAACTTTACTACCATCAATATTCAGATATCCTTCATTACACCGGCTTATATGGCCTTCTGTTTCAATCTCATATTCGCACACATTGGCATATTGATACATCTTAAGAAAGCCATGCAGTCCCATTGAAAGATCATATTCAGATCCGTAATTAATGAGCCTCTTAAATGCTTTCAAGGCCGGGTGAAGGATAGACACAAATGTACGGCGTGATGTCTTTGGGTCGGTGATGT